CACCCCCACCCCCCAAAGGGATCAAAAGAACAGCGCAGCGCAAGGGATGTGCCTAAAAACAAGGCAATCGCGGGTGTTTTCCTTCATGCGGGGGGCGCGGGAATTCGACATGTCGAATGGTGTGTCGAATGCAGTGTCGAACGATAAGTATATGAAAGTAATGATGAATTAGAGATATTCGACACATTCGACAGTATTTCCGACAGGCCTCATGTGTGCGGGCGCGCGTGTGCAGGCGCGTAAACCCTGTGTCGAATGTGTCGAATGTGTCGAATTTACCCCTCTCTATATCTCTAACTCCATAGAGATAAAAAGAAAATGGACTTGGCAGGGCTTCGACAGTCGGTTCGACACATTCGACAGTGACAAGACGGCAAGCAACAGGATGGGCGCGATGCGGCGGAAGACGGCAAAAATCGGCGGCGAAAAGCCTCAATCGCCATTGTCCATGGCGATGAAGCGCCAGCTGGCGGAGCGGGAAGATCATGCGCGGGCGCGTCAATCATCGCAGGAAGATGGTGCGGCGGGCATGCCCGATGTGGAAGCTGCGCTGCAGCGGGCGCGCATCGAGCGGGCGGGGCGGGTGGCCGGGCCGTTTTCCGGGCTGAACGGTTTGCGCCGGGCACAGATTGCGGTGCCGCTGATCGAACGCATGATCGCGCGGGATCAGTCAGCCGTCATGACAGGTCAGCTGGCCGCGCTGGAGGCGATGGGGGCGCATCATCAGGAGGCGGCTGACGAGATCAGGTGGCTGCATGAGATGGCACAGAGCGGGGGCATCGTGCGCGCGATCGACATGGGCGGCATGGGCGGCGGAAAGGGCGGCATGCCAAGCCAGCCCGTGCCTGTCGGGCTGCAAGTCGAGACTGTGACGCGGGCTTGCTTCCTGCCCTGGGTGGCCGACATGACGAAGCGCCCGCCTGTGGATGGCAAGGGCCGGTCGCTGGCATCAGCGCTGGTTGTCGTGCTTGCGGCTGTCTTGCAGGGGCCGCCCCTGCTGGAGCTGGACCGGCTCGGCCATCTGCGCAACGGGCAGGCACGGCGGGTGATTCGCGACGGGCTGTCACGTTATGTCACCTGGGAGGAAATCAAGGCGACGGTGAGGCGGTGCAAATGATGTTGATATTGCTGCATTTGTTTGTCGTTGGCCTGATGGTGATCGGCGGGCGCTTGACATCGGGGATGAAATTTGGCCCTCTACTGGCAGAACTGCGGAACTGCGCCCCGATGCTGATTGATCAGACGGGGCGTTACTGTTTCAGGTATCTTCCCAATAAGTCGAGGTTCGGTCATTGCCTGACGCGCCCAAGGTGCATCAGCCGCCAGCCTTCCATGGCTACAAGCGACATGGTGGGCGTGAAGGGCGGCCATCATCAAGCGCGCGCGGTTATGGCGCTGCATGGCAGCGCTATCGCAAGGCCTATCTCGGTCGGCATCGCTGGTGCCTGCGCTGCCAGCTGCGCGGCATGGTGGTTGCGGCAACGGTGGTTGACCACATCGTCAGGATCGTCGGTCCCAATGACCCCCTCTTCTGGCAGGGATCTAACCACCAGCCGCTCTGCGCGGGCTGTCATGGCGCCAAGACGCGCGCCGAGGGCCGCGGCGAACGCTTCAATGCCCTACGCCCTTGGCCCTAGGGGTGGGGGGGTGCGAAAGTCCGGCCCCTACCCCCTAGACCGTACGGGGAAAGCGGAGATGCGAGGATTGAATTCATGAGAAAAGCCCATTGCAAAGAATTGCAGGAAACGCCCCGGTTTGACGCGGGGATTCTGGCTTTCGCGGGTGTGGGTTCTTTTGTCGCCTTGTCTGGGGGCACGGGGGAGTGAGCAAGGCAGGGCGCAAGCCAAAGCCGTCGGCGTCTCCAGCCTATTTGCAGGTTGTGAATGCGCAGGCATCTGGTGCTGAGACGCTGACAGAAAAGAGCGGCGCGGCAAAGGAAACTGCGCCGCTCGAGCGCTTTGAATGTCCTGACTGGTTTACCGAGTCGGACCGCCGGATTTTCGATTTTCTGCAGGACCATCTGCGTCAGGCCAGGCTGCTTGAGGTCGTCGACCAGATCCAGCTGCAGATCCTTGCGCGCAATATCGCCATGTGGCAGGCCCTTCAGGAGCGCATCAACGTGATCCTGGCGGAAAAAGGCACGCTGTCCTATGTCGTGCGCGGGCGAAACGGGCAGCAGCACAAAACCATGCCGGAACTTGCACAGGCGCGCGAATATGAGCGGGCGATCGGGCAGTTTGGCTCAAACTTCGGGCTGTCACCGGCTGATCGTGAACGCCTCAAGTTTCTCGGTCTGGCGGGCCGCGGCGGGGCGGGTGATCAGGGCGATCTTTACGACTGACCATGGCGCGGCTGGAGGCCTTGCCTCACATCGTAACGGCCTATGCTCAAGCCGTTCTTGCTGATGACATTCTGGCGGGCTATCTGGTCAAGCGCGCCTGTCAGCGCCATCTGCATGACCTGAAGCGTGCCCAGCGCCGTCGCGCTGATATCTGGTTTGATGAGGCAGAAGCCAGTCGGGCCATACAGTTTTTCCAGCGGCTGAAACACAGCAAGGGTCGCTGGCGCGGCAGGCGTCTGATCCTCGGTCCCTGGCAATGTTTCATTATCGGCTCGATCTATGGCTGGAAGAAGGCGCCGCGCAAGGCTGACGGCCTGACGCCGGATCTGTCCGCCGTGCCTGAGACCTGGCCAAGGCGTTTTCGCACGGCCCATGGCGAATTGCCGCGCAAGAATGGCAAGTCAACACTGGGTGCTGGCGTCGGGTTGAAGGGATTGGCGGCGGATCGGGAAGGCGCGCCGGAAGTCTATGCCGCCGCGACCAAGAAAGATCAGGCGCGCATTGTCTGGGACGAGGCCAAGCGCATGGCCAAGGGCTCAGCTGCCCTCAGCCGCCGCATGGATATTCGCGCGCACTCGCTGCATTACATCAGCAATGATGGCGTGTTTCTGCCGCTGGGTGCTGATAGCGATAGTCTGGACGGCCTGAACCCGTCCACGTCAGTGATTGATGAATTGCATGCACATAAAAATCGCATGGTGTTTGACCTCCTGGACACGGCCACCGCTTCGCGGCGTCAGCCGCTTCTCTTCTGCATTACAACGGCGGGCGATGGGACCGTCACAAACAGCATCTATGCCGAACAGCATGAATATGCGCGACAGGTTCTGGAAGGCTTCGACAAGCGCGCCGGATTGAAGGATGACAGCTTTTTCGCCTACATCGCGACGATCGATGAGGGTGACGATTGGACGGACCCGGCCTGCTGGGGCAAGGCCAATCCAAATCTCGGGGTCAGCATTCCGGCATCGGAACTGCACCGGGCGCTGATCCAGGCCAAGGCGATGCCGTCTCGGCAATTGAGCTTCAAGCGCCTCTATCTGAACATCCGGACATCCTCTCTTTCCACCGCCATCCCGGTCGAGACATGGGACAAGGGCGGCGAGGCATTCGACGAGTCCTTGCTGCATGGGCGTGCCTGTCATGGTGCGCTGGATATTTCGTCAGTGCGCGACCTCTCGGCCTTCGCCATGGTATTTCCGCCCACGGATGAAGACCCCTTCTGGCGCTGGCTGGTGCGCAGCTTTCTGGTCGGCGCGGATATTGACGAACGGGAGCGGAAGGAAAAGCTGCCCTATCGCCTTTATGCCGAGGCTGGCTTTCTGACGATTACAGACGGCAATACGATGGATCAGAAGGCCATTCGCAGGCAGGTGCAGGCTGACGCGGATATTTTTGATATTCGGTCCATCGGCTTTGATGAATGGAACGCCCGCGCGCTGGTCCAGCTGCTCAAGGATGATGACGGTCTTGACATGTATCTGATGCGTCAGGGCATGCGCACGATGAATGTGCCGACCAAGGAATTCGAGGATCAGGTCTTTGCTGAACAGTTGCGCCATGGCGGCAATCCTTTGCTGCGCGCTCAGCTGCAGGGCCTGATCTTCCGGCATGATGCAAACATGAATTACATGCCCGACAAGCAGAAAAGCCGCCTGCACATCGACAGTCTGATGGCCGGCATCATGGCTCTCGGGCGCTGTCTGGTGGCGGCACAGGAACCTGATTTGGACGCGCTGATTAAAAGCGGTCGAGCGCTGATGTGAGGTCAAGCCATGAATATCAAATCACGTTATGGGTATGGGCTGGTTGACCTGCTGACAGACGCTTTCATTCTGGGCGGGTCTTTCCTTGTTGCCTATGGCGCGTGGCTCGCATGGGTGCCTGCGGGCTTCATGGTTGGCGGGTTGCTGCTGCTCGGCTTTGGCTTGCGCGGTTCGCAGCGCTGATGGCGAGCCTGTTTGCCAAATTGTTGCAGCGTGAGTCCCGGTCGGGTGTTTCGGCGCATCCGCGCGATCCTGTGCTGGCGGAATGGTTTGGCAATTATTCCCGCACGGCTTCCGGGGTCAGCGTGACGCCTGCCACGGCGCGGCAATGCGCCGAGGTCGATGCCTGTATCAGCCTGAATGAAGATACGCTCTCGACGGTGCCGCTCGATTTTTATGAGCGGCGGCCGGATGGTGGGCGGGAGCGTCGTGACGATCATCGGCTGCATCAGTTGCTGCATGATCGTCCCAATGATTGGATGACCTCGGCGGAGTTCCGCGCTCATATGGAAGGGCAGGTAGAAACGGAAGGTAATGCCTATGCGCGGATCGTGATGCGCCATGGCCTGCCCGATGCGCTGGAGCCGCTTGCCATCAGTGAATGCCGGCCGTTTCGTTCGCCTTCGGGTGGTGTGGCGCTGGAATGGCGCCCAAACAATGGCGGCAAAAGCTATGTCTTGATGCCTGATGAGTTCCTGCATCTCAAGGACAAGCTGCTGAAGCCAAATCTGATTGAAGGCGACAGCCGCGTGACGCGGCATCGCGAAACAATCGGTTTGGCGATGGCAACGGTTGAGTATCTCAGCCGCTTCTTTTCGAATTATGCAACCCCAAAAACCGCACTGGTTTCGCCCGGTCTGCTGACGGACACTGCCGCCCAACAGCTGCAGGACACCTGGGATATCAAACATGCGGGGCTTGAAAATGCCCATCGCATCGCCTTGCTGCAGGGCGGTCTTGACATCAAGACCATCGGCGCGACGAACGAGGATTCGCAGGTCATTGAAAGCTATCAACTGGCGGTGCAGCGGATCGCGCGGATCTGGGGCGTGCCGCAACATCTGATCGGGGCGCAGGAAAAAACGACGAGCTGGGGAACCGGCATCGAGCAACTTTCGCTCGGCTATCTGGTCTATTTCATGCGCCCGAAATTCGTGCGCTGGGAGCAGGCGCTGAACGCCGCGCTGATGTCGAGCGAGATGCGGCGGAGATTTTATTTCGAGTTCAATGCAGACGGCCTGCTGCGCGGCGATTTCAAGTCACGCATGGATGGTTATGCCGTTCTGATCCAATGGGGTCTGGCCAGCATCAACGAAATCCGGCAACTGATGAATCTCGTGCCGGTCGAAGGCGGCGAAGAGCGGATGCATCCGCTCAATATGGCCCCCGCCACCAAGATCATGGATGTTCTGATGCGTAAGTCGGGCGGGCAGGCAGCAAATGCTGATCAGCTGACGCGCGATCTGATCACCGCTATTGCCGAATTGCGCGGCTTGCCCCGCGCTGCATGAAATTTCAGGAGAGATGAATGGATCAGGAACGCCGGTTTATTGCGGCTGATGGGCTGCGCATCGAGCGTCGTGAGGGGCAGCCTGCTCGCCTGCGGGGCCATGCGGCTGTCTTCAATTCGCTTTCTGAAGACCTGGGCGGTTTTCGCGAGCGGGTTTTGCCGGGGGCCTTTCGTGACGCCATCGCCCGCGATGATGTCCGGGCGCTGTGGAACCATGATGCCAATTTCATTCTGGGCCGAAACAGATCGGGGACGCTGAGTCTGGCTGAAGATCAGACGGGTCTCGCCATTGACTGCGTTCTGCCCGATACGCAGACCATTCGCGATCTCGTTGCTGCGCCCATTGAACGGGGTGATGTGACGCAGATGAGTTTTGCTTTTTCGGTCATGCCCGATGGGCAGGACTGGAGCGAAGATGCTGATGGCATGATGATCCGTACGCTGAAAGCGCTCAGGCTCTATGACATCAGCCCGGTCGTTTATCCCGCCTATCAGGCCACCGATGTTGCGTTGCGCGACATGCGCAGCGTCATGGCGGCCCGCAAGACCATCATTCCCGTCAATCTGATGCGGGCGCGCGAACGTCTCGCCCGCCTCTGACCTGTTTCGTCGCGCAGGCGACGTATCCCTGATGCCGCATGGGCGGCGTCGCAACCTTGAGGAGCTCAGTCATGAGTGACCGTTTGAAGGCCCTGCGCGAGAAGCGGGCAGCGATCGTCGAAAGCATGAAAGCTATTGTCGAGAAGGCAGAAGCTGAAAAGCGTGACCTGACAGCGGATGACGCCAGGGAACATGAAAAACTGTTCGACCAGGCTGAGGCCGCTCGCAGCCAGATTCAGGTGCTGGAACGCCAGCAGGAAACCGAACGCGAAATGGCGGAAACACGTGCTGCCGAAGAGGCGCGCGAGCGCGAAGCGCGTGACAGCAAGGGCGGCGGTGAAAAGGACAAGGCACCTGAAGCTGAAGCCCGTCATGCAGCCTTTGCCAAGTTCCTGCGGGGTGGTTTCAAAGCGCTGACCGATGTCGAACATCGTGCGCTGTCTGTCGCTTCCGATGCTGATGGCGGTTATGTCGTTGCGCCGCAGCAGTTTATGGCCTCGCTGATCAAATTTGTCGACGACAGCGTCTTCATCCGCAGCAAGGCGACGACGTTCCGGCTGGAAAAGGCGGAAAGCCTTGGCGTTCCGTCACTCGACGCTGACGTATCGGATGCCGACTGGACAACCGAGCTGGCGACCGGCGGCGAAGATAGCTCAATGAAGCTCGGCAAGCGCGAGTTCCGTCCGCATCCCGTGGCCAAGCGCATCAAGATCAGCAAGACACTGATGCGGATTTCGGCTATCGGCATCGAACAGCTGGTCATGCAGCGTCTTGCCTATAAGTTTGGTGTGACGCAGGAAAAAGCGTTCATGACCGGCAACGGGCAGGAACGTCCTTTGGGGCTTTTCACGGCCAGCCCAAATGGCATCAGCACGGCCCGCGATATTTCGGCGGGAAATACGGCAACGTCAATCACGTTTGACGGGTTGATGGAAGCCAAATTTGCCGTCAAGGGCCAGTATCAGCGGACCGGTGAATGGATTTTCCACCGTGACGCAATCAAGCAGATTTCCAAGCTGAAGGATGGTGAGGGGCAATATCTGTGGAACCCGTCGCTGACATCGGCCCAGCCCGACATGGTGCTTGGCCGTCCGATCAATCAGTCGGAATTCGCGCCGAATACCTTCACCACGGGCCTTTATGTTGGCATCTTCGGCGACTTCAAGCAGTACTGGATTGTCGATGCCCTCGACATGACCATTCAGGTTCTGAATGAGCTTTATGCCGAGACAAACCAGATCGGCTTCATCGGTCGCATGGAAAGCGATGGCATGCCGGTTCTGGGCGAGGCCTTTGCCCGCGTCAAGCTTGGCTGACATCACCTGATCGGCGGGAGCTGCGATAGCGGCTCCCGATTGCCGTCGCGGGAGATGGCTCCAGACGCTGGCGGCTCATTTTTTGGAGAGGGATTGATCCCATGAACATTCTGACCAATGCAGATGCACGCATCATTGGCGCTCTTGTTGCCGCTGGTTCGTCAATCGACAACGACTCCTCCATTATCGACATGCAGGATTACGAGCGCGCGGTTTTTCTCTGCCCGATCGAAGACTCTGTTGCAACGGGTGTTGCGACGCTGACGATCGAGTCTGATGATGCATCGGGCGGCGGCACGATGGCGGCCATTACCGGCGCTGTTGCGTCAAAGGCCTGCGCCGTCAATGACGATCTCAACAGCAAGATGCTGGTTGTGGAAGTCGCCAAGCCCGCCAAGCGTTATCTGCGTGCCAATCGTGCGTCGGCGACGGCAAATATCGCCTATGGCCCGCTGATCGTCCTGCTGTTCGGGCCGCGCAAGGCCCCGGTGACGCTGGACAGCACGGTGCTTGATTATGCCATCGTCAATGATGCCGTTGCCGTCGCCTGATCTGATCGCATAAGCCTATGGCCGGTCCTGATCGGGTCGGCCACAGTCCCCTTCATCATGACCGGAGTGTACCCAGATGATAGACGGAACCTATCAGCCGAAAGTGCGTATGGTTGCAGGCGGTGATCAGCAGGTCATTGCCAGTGGCGGCGCCATCAATGTCGAATCCGGCGGCAAGATTCTTGCTGATGGCACGCAGGCCGCCAATATTGCGGATGTGTCGATCGCCGCGGTGACTGGCGTTGACGGCACCGGCAGCAATGCCGCCGCGAAGGCCGATGTTGATACGGCTTTCTCGCAGTTGCAGGCAAAGATCAATGCTATCGTCGCCGCGCTTGAGGGTGCTGGCATCGTGGCCGCCTCCTGACATGCTGATCAAGATGCTTAGTCACTATGCCGGCCCGAACGGGACTTGCCCTGCGGGCGGCATCATCGATATTCCAAGCCGCGTTGAGGCCTATGGCCTGATCGAAGGCGGCTATGCCGAACAGGTGGAGAGCGAGCCGCCAGCCATTGAACAGGCTGTTGGCGTTGCGCCCGAGACGGCAACGACAGTGCCGCCGAAGCGCGGCATCGGGCGCAACAACAAGCACGGCAACCGGGGCTGATCCAGACCATGCTGAGTTTTTCCGGCGAGCCCGTTTCGACGGCACTGCTCGATGTTGATGCTGTCGCTGCCGAACTGGCGGCGACCAGTGCCGCCGATCTGGCTTTGCTTGGTCGCCTGATCGCCGCTGTATCGACGCGCCTGGCGCTCGCCTGCGCCCGGCGGCATTTCGGACGGGTTGGTGTGACCCAAACCGATTATGCGGCGCTGCCATCGGGGCGCAATCAGCATCATCGCCGTGAAATGCCGGTCTGGCTGAAACATTGGCCTGTCACCACGCTGACAAGCGTGACACTTGATGATGTGTTGCTGGATACCGATGATTATCAACTCGACGATCGTCGCGCCTTGTGGCGGATGGATGGCACGGGCTATCGCTGCGGCTGGAATGGCGGCAAGCTGGTGACTGTCTATGATGGCGGTTATGACCTGCCGTCTGGCGCGCCGGCTGATCTGGCTGATCTGGCCATGGAACTGGTGCGCGGCGGCTGGCACAGCGCCCAGCGCGACCCGATGATCCGGGCGCAGGATATTCCCGGCGTCCTGAGCACTCAATTCTGGGTCGGCACGCCTTCCGATCTTGTCGGCGGCTTGACAGAAGTTCAGGCCAGTGTGCTCGACAATTATCGCAACCATACATTTGGCTGATTGTGACTCCTGCATCCGTTCTCAAGCAGTATCGCCAGATGCTGGCGCAGCGCGGGCAATGGGTGCAGGTGAGACGCTATATCGGCAGCGGTCAGGCGCGCGCGGCCCTGACATCAACACCCGTTCTTTGTGTCATCAGAAGCTTTAGCGGCGAAGACCTTGCCGGGCTGATGCAGCAGGGCGCGCGCACGGCCATCATCATTGTGGCTGATGTCGCTGACGCGCTGGTCTCGCCGGTTGATCCTGATGACCCCGTGGACTGGCCTTCGCCCTTGCAGCGCAATGACAAGCTGGTGCTGGCCTCGGGGCAGGAACTCAACATTGAAGATGTGGACAGCGAGACGCGCAAGGTGGGTGACGTTGCGATTGCCTATGAATTACGGCTCAAGGGCTGATCGCTCCGGCCCGCAGGATTTCACCGTTTTGACCAAGAGGCTCTGAACATGCCAGCTCCCTTTGCGCGCAACACCGACGGCACGTTGACAATTGATGGCGTTCTTGACGCGCTGGCGGAAATGACGCAATCGCGCGGCGTCGTTGCTTCCGCAACCGTGACGCCTTCGGCGGCGGCCTATTCGGCAAATACGGTCATGCAGGGCGCCATTGCGCTTGATACAGGCCTGACGGAAGGCGGTGAACTTTTCATCACATCGACCATGCTGGAGGTCCACGCGTCATCGCTGATCAGTGGCGAGGGGGCCTATTCGCTGGAACTCTACAATGTCACGCCGCCCTCGGCCTATGCTGATCGTGCGGCCTGGGACATTCCATCGGGTGACCGCGCCGCGCATCTGATTTCGCTCGCCCTCGGCACGCCGGTTGACAGGGGTTCGACGCTCAAGATTGAACAGGCGGGCATCAACACACAGATCACGGTGCCGGTCGGGGGTGTCCTCTATGCCTATCTGGTGACCCAGGGGGCCTTTACGGCGGTGGGTTCGGTCCGGAAAGTCACCCTGCATGGGGTGCGGCCCTGATGCGCAACGCGGCGGTCGACATCATTTTGAGGAGCCAGTCAGGATGGCTTTTGTCGCCCGCCACCCGGCGCGACATCGACCTGCTCAACAACCGCTATTGGCAGGGAGGATTGCGCCCAGCCGTGACGGACCTGCTTACCACGGCGCGCTCCTCGACTCACCTTCTGGCTGATGCCAGCGGCGCCTATCAGAGCTTCGGCAACAACGTTCTGGCGCGCAACAATGGCGTCGGGGCGTATATCGGCGGGCAGGTGACGAATATCATTTCCTCGCCAAATGACCTGAATGCAGCGGCATGGACGAAGTCTGGCGGGATAACAGTCGCCGCTGATGGTGATTTCTGGGCTGTAACGGATGCCAATGCGACGCAGGCGTCTTATATTGTGCAGACGGGGGCTATTCCCGCCAATACCTTGCTGGTGACCATTTGGGTTGATCTGAAGAAGGACACTGAAAACACAGCCATCCGGAGTGTTTTTACCAGGCTTTCAAATCCAACGAAAGGTGACACGTTGGTGCTTATAAACACCAGCACTGGTGCCTGGATACAGCATGTAGGTACTGGTGCATCAGTCCGTGACCTTGGCGACCGATGGCGAGTAACTACTACCATCCCTAATGTAAATAGCACGGGATACCAAATAAACCTGACTCCCGCCAGGACCACCGACATCAACAGCCTTTCGCAGAATGGCGCGGCGGTCGGCACGGCCTCCTTCAGTTGGCCGCATTGTGTGCTCGGCGGCTATCCCGGCGACAATTTCCGCGTCGATGGAACCCGCCTCGCGAGCGACGTGACGGCGGCAAACATGGCGTGGTTTGCGCCGCTTGATGGCGTTGGGGCAACCGAGATTGTCGTGCCGAAATGGAACCATGTCGGCGATGGCGTTGACCGTCCGCTGTTCGAGTACATCAAGGACGCCAGCAACTACATCCGAGGCTATGTGAATGCGAGCGACCGACCGGCGCTGAAAATCGTGACCGGCGGCGTCACGCAGACGGACACGGCGCTGACCACGGCGATTGCTGCGGGCCGCAAGCCGCTGACCTTCGGCTGGTCGCCAGCGGGCGGTTATATCGGGGATGCGGCTGGGAATGTGGCACCCTTCGGGGCCGTGAGCCTGCCGAGCGGCGTTACCGGCGAGCGCGTCGGGTCCAGTCAGGCCGGGGCCTATCTGAATGATATTCTGGAACGCCGGGCGACACTCAGCGCCATCAGTCAGGCGCAGGCGCTTGCGCTCGCGGCAACCGTGTGAGGCAGCCATGCATGAATATCTGATCCGCGCGGCCAATCGAGACGGGATCATCGCCATTCTCGCGGCGGCCAGCATTGACAGGCATGACCCATACGTATGGCAGTTCGATGGCGAGCCGGTGCTATGCGCCTCCCGCGTGGTCATGCCGTGGCCGGAGATGGTTCCGGGCACCCCGGTGGATAGTACTGACCCTGAAACTGGCGAAACGGTGATGACAACGCCGATGGTCGAAACCGGTGATTGGTTGTGCCGGGTGCTGGTCGATCAGCCGGATGAGATGCTGACGGCTTTGGCGACCTGATGACCTTCAAGATCATTGAATTCGATATTGCGGCGCTGGGTCTGGATCGTGAAGCTTTTGCCAGGACCATGGCGGTGGGGGCACGCGCGGCGCTGGCGGAAGTTGTGAGCAGCGGGCAGGGCAGCGATCAGTATGAGCGCATCGTCAATGGCCGGATCGGGGCGGCGGAAGAAAGCGTCGAGCCGCCGGGGCCGATCATCTATCTCTTCAACTATCTTGAAGAGGCCACGCAATTCGGGCTGGCCTATCTGGCGGCGCGCTATCCGGTGACAGGCCCGGCCAAGGGTGGGCATTATCGCGCCGCACATCGGCTGTTTGTCAATGGCAAGGTCTGGCAGGGCGGCGAGATCGGTATTGATGACGATATCATGATTGTGAATATCCAGCCTTACGCCCGTAAGGTTCATGTGGGCGCGAAGGGGTTTGCCGCGAGCAAGGGCATTTATGAGGATGCCCGGCAGGCGTTGAAAAGGGCCTATCGCAATGTGATAGATGTCGAATTGACCTTTGTCACACTGTCAAACGGCTATGTGTTGAAGGGCCGAGCTGTCACGTGGCAGCAAGTTCGCGCCTTTCGCACCGGTGCAAAAACAACACGCAAGCCGCGCAAGGATTTGCAAGCAGGTGTCGCCGTGACCTATCCGGCCCTGAAAATCAGAAGGATTGACGGCTGATGGCAAGCGGGGCAGCGCATGATGCCATCCGGAATTGGCTTGAAGCCAATTTCACGGCGGCAACACTTTATTTTGAAAATGAGGACGCAACGCCACCTGATGCCGGTCTTGATGTGCGCTGGGTCTATGTCGAGATCGAGGGCGATGAAGAGGATCAGGCCTCGATTGGCGGCGGATCTGCCGACGAGAATATCTGGCGCGAAACCGGCACCATCAAGGCCTATGTGATCGTGCCTGTGGGGGAAGGTGTTGGCGCGGGAAATGATCTGCGCGACCAGCTGGCGGATGCCCTGCGCGGTTTGCAGACGGGCGGCGTTGTGTGTCGCCGCATGAGCCGCGTTGCCGGTCTGTCCTGGGAAGGCAATGGCAATGGCAATTGGTGGGCATTGCCGCTGGTCGTGGAATTTTACAGGGATGCCTGACAACGTGATCGATCACGTATTTTCAAAGGATGACTGACATGACTGACCTGATGGTATTGAAAGCGTTCCAGACGCGCTCGCAGCGCTTTCGCGCGGGTTCGCCTGTGACAAAGGCCTCACTGGTTGCCGCCGGTGTTGATGTTGCGACGATGCTGGCGCGCGGCTTTCTGAGCGATGACAGCGCGGACCTGGCGCCCCTGCCCGCGGCGCAGGCACACAGAAACAAGAAGATGTCGCCCGCCGCCTGAGCGGGTTTTTCCTTTCCATTCACCCTGACTGCCGGAGGCCGCCATGAGCGACAGCAATCGAGTCCAACTTGCCTTTGTCCGCGAAGTGACGCGCGGCACGACGCCGGGCACGCCGCGTATGCGCAAGGCACGCATCGCCAGCGAAAGCCTGTCCTACAAGCCTGATTTTGTGCAGAGCGATGAACTGCGCGATGACCGGATGAATTCCGATCCGATCAAGGTTGGTGAGAGCATTGGTGGCGGCGTCAATTTCGAGCTCAGCTATCCTGTGCCATCGAGTTTTCTGGCCGAGGGACTGGCCAGCGCGATGCAGAATGACTGGGTCGATACACCGACGCGCGACAATGACGGCACGGCTGACAGCGCGCTGACGGATGTCGCCAGTACTGGCAGCGCTGTCACCTGTGTCACGGGTGCCGCCTTTGTGGTTGGTCATCTGGTGCGCCATACCGGCTTCACCAATGTCGGCAATAATGGTGTCTTCAGGGTGACCACCGGCGGCACGACAAGCTATGCTTGTGCGGGGGCGACCTTTACCAATGAAATCGCCCCGCCTGCTGCGGCGCGGGCCAAGGTGGTCGGCTTTGAAGGGGTGAGCGGTGACATAACCGCGACGGCAAATGGCCTGGGCTCGACAATGCTGAATTTCACCACGCTGGGGCTGGCGGTAGGCCAGTGGATCAAGATCGGTGGCTCGGCTGCCGGGGAGAAATTCGCGACAGCCGCCCTCAATGGCTGGGCGCGGATCATCGCCATTGCCGCCACGGCGCTGACGCTGGATAACAAGCCGAGCGGCTGGACAACGGATGTCGGCACCGGCAAGACCATCAATGTGTGGTTCGGCGACCGGATCAAGAATGGTGTCAGTGATTTCGGTCTGACACTGGAACGCGGCTTTCTGGATCAGCAGACGCCGACCTATGTGGCGCAACGCGGCATGACGGTCAACCGGTTGCAGCTGACGCTGACCAACAAGCAGAAAATCACCGGCTCGTTTGATTTCCTCGGCATGGGCGGCGGCGAAAGCACGACAGCGCTGGATGCCTCGCCCGATGCCGCGCCGGACAATGCCAACTATCCGATCATGTCGGCATCGGCGGATGTGGGGCGGATTGCCGAAAACGGCGCGACTGTCACGACGCCGAACTGGGTGCGCGAATTGTCGCTCTCGCTCAACAATAATCTGCGCGCGATCGAGGCTGTTGGCGAAATCGCCCCGGTGGATATCGGTTCGGGTGAGTGTGCTGTCGAGGTGACGGCAACGACCTATTTCGGCAGCGACACGCTTTACGCCAAGCTGCTGGCGGGGACCGCGACCAATATCAATTCGCGGATCACCAAGGGCACACAAGCCATTGTCCTTGGTCTGCCTCGCCTGACCGCCATGGAAGGCACGCCAAACGCCGGTGGCAAAAATCAGGATGTCATGCTGCCGCTGAAGCTGATGGCGTCCTATGACAGCCTGACAGCGGCACAGGTGCTGATCGACCGGCTGGAATATTGGGAATAGGCCGCCATCAGCTTCCATTCATTGCAATTGAAAGATCATCATGACTGACGAAAAGACAGAAAATCACCCGGCGCGCATCCGGCTTGAAAGCCTGCGCTCCGATGGCGACAAGGAAACCGGTGGCGACTGGGTGGCGGTTCCGGAATTACCCGGCGTTGAACTGAAGGTGCGGAGCTTCAATTATCCGCCCTATCGGATTGCGCGCGATCAGCTGATGGCGAAGATCGTGCGCAAATATAAACGCGTCAAAAGTGTCGAGCGCGATGCCGAGGCTGAACGCGGCTTTGGCGAGCTTTATGCCACGCATATCCTGCTTGACTGGCGCGGGCTGGATATCGACTACACGCCGGCACGGGCGCTGGAGGAAATGACACATCCGCAGGCGCGTGTGTTGCGCGCCGCTGTCGAATATTGCGCCAATATTGTCGGCGAACCGGACATCGAGTTTCTGGAGGACGCGGCAAAAAACTCCGCAGCGCCCTCCGATATGATCTGACGAGGGCGCAGACTGCCGACTGGCTGGACGAGCTGGCGGACGATGATCCTGAAGCGGCTGCCCATGCGGCGCGATTACAGCGCCGAGAAGAGGAAGAGCTTGACCCCGCTTACCGGCTCTACTGGGACGCCTGGCATGATTTGCGGCATGACAGGCCCTATTTCGAGGGCGGCTGCGAGGGGTACATTCCCTTCACGGCGCTTTTGGTCTGGGCGCGGCATCACCAGTTGGATGCTGCCGAATTCGAGCGTGTCAAGCTGCTGATTGCGGCGCTGGACGCGGAATATCTGAAAATCATGGCAGAGATGCGCGCGGCGCGGAAAAGGGAGGGGTGAAATAATGGTACAGAAGCTTTCCGAGCTGCGCGCCGTCGCGACGCTCGAAGGGGCCCAGAAGTTTGCTGCCGATGCCTCGCTTGTCAAAGGCTCGCTGGGGCAGGTGAACGAGGCCGCCAAGGCAACGGCGGCAGGTGTCGCCACCAGTGATCAGCGCATCATCGCCTCGGCTGGCAGTTATGAGCGTCTGGTGCGGCAGATTGATCCCGCCTATGCCGCCCAGCAGCAATTTGCGCGTGGCGAGCGCGTTCTGCAGCAGGCGCTTGAAAAGGGCCGCATCGACCTTCAGGAACATGCCTTGCGGGTGGACCAGCTGCGCGCGCGGTATGAGTTTGCCGGCGAGCAGGTTGTCGGTTTTGCGGCGCGGGCCGGGCAGGCAACAGCGTCGGGCAGCCGGATGGGCTCTGTCATGCAGAATGCCGGTTATCAGGTTGGCGACTTTGCCGTGCAGGTGGCCTCGGGCCAAGGCTTCATGCGGCCCTTCATCCAGCAGGGCACGCAGCTGATTTCGATGTTTGGTCCCTGGGGCGCTGTCATCGGCGCAGCGGGTGCCGTTCTCGGCGCGCTCTATACCTCGCTGTGGAATACGAAAGATGCCGCTGGCGCGGCGGGTGATGCGCTGGGTGTGCTATCAGATGCCAACAAGGAGCTGAACGCTGCAACTGAAAAGGGCATCGATCTGACGCGTCGTCAGGCATTTGAGTTTCTGCGCAAAGCCGAGGCGGCTGAGGCAGCCGCGCGGGCGGAAATGTATGACGCACAAGCCATCCTGACGCGGCGACAGGCTGATCTGGATTCATCCCATGCCGGTGGCTTTACCGGCGCCCAAGTCACGCAGGCGCGCCTGCAGGCTGAAATCAATGCCGCGCAGGAAAGGCTTAATGATTTTGGCGGTGAGGCCGATGCCGCACGGGCGGAAATTGACAGGGTAAAAGCGAGCCTCAACGGCCTTGGCAGCAGCTTCGCCGCGACGGCGGATGAAAATGAACGGCTGATCGCGGCGATGCAGGTGTCGCAGTATGAATATGACGTCACCGTGAAGACGATTGAAATATTGAAAGGGGGGTATGCCGGGACAGAAGATCAGGCCCGCGCCCTGGCCGAGGTGCTGGTGGGGCAGAAAGAGACATTGGACGGCCTGACGAAATCAATCTCTGCCGCCACCAAGGAATCCGACAAATATACGCAGCAGATCGAGAAAGCGAGCGCCTCTTTTGAAAGTTATCTCGCGCAGCTCGATCTTAAAAACATCGCGCTCCAAAATGAAATTTCCGGTCATAGCGAGCTCAATCCACTGCTTGAAGCAGAAGCCAAGCTTGCTGAAAGCATGGGCCGCGATCTGCTGCCGGCGGAAATTGCACAGCTTAAAACGCGCGTTGAGCAGAACCAGCGCCTGACCGCCGAACTTAAAGCGCATCATGAGCTTGAAAAAGAGGCACAAAAGCAGGCTGAGCAGGTCGGACGGGCTTGGGAGCGCGCTGGCGAAAATATTCAGAACTCTATTGCCGACGCGATTTTCAGTGGCAAGAATGCGTTCGAAAGCCTGAGAAGCATCGCGCTTGATGTGGCCAGGCAGATCGCGGCCGCCATGATTTTCAACCCGATCATCCAACCGATGATCGGGACTCTCTCGGGCCTTGGGGCTTCTGGTTCGATCGGCGGGCTTGTCAATGGATCTGGCAGCAGTCTTTTTGGCTCTATCGGGTCCGCCTTTTCACTGCTCAACAGCTCTGCCGGGACGCTTGGCAATGCTTTTGTGCAAGGCAGCTTTGGTCAGTCACTCGGGCTATCGACGGGTGCGCTTTCGGGCATCGGACCGGCAAATGCGACCAGTCTTGGTTCGTCGCTGGCGGGCATCGGCAATGTGCTTGGCGCGGGCGGAATTGGCTATGGTCTGGGGTCGCTCATATCGGGCTTTGGTATTGGCAATTCGACCGGCTCAGGCATTGGTGGTGCTTTGGGCGGGGCCATTGGCTCAATCATTCCCGGCATCGGGACCATTATCGGGTCGATTGGCGGCGCCCTTATTGGCGGCCTTTTTGGTAATAGTCAGCCTTCGAACCTTTTTGCCCGGCAGAATATCAACCTTGCCGATGGCACCCTTGGACGCCTTGATTACAACCCGTCGGAATATTCGCAACAGAATGTGGACGCGGCGACCGGCGGCGCGCAGGCCTTCCTTGCGCTTGAAAAACAGATCACGGCGCTGATCGGCGGCGCGACGAATGTCACAGCCTCGCTTGAGGTTGGCTCGCGCGATGGCATCTATGCCATGGTCGGAAGCAGCGGAAAACGTTTTGCGAATTCGGATGCCGGATTTCAGCAGGCGCTTGATTTCATGGTGAAGAGTTTTGCCGACCAGCTGACCGGGGTTACCAACGAGGCCTATCAGAAAGCGATTGCCCGTGGTGCGACCGGGCAGGAGATTATCGAGAATATCAACTATGTCAGCCAATATCTCGCCATTGCCGATGCCGGCGTTTCGGCGCTGGCTGATGCCATCAAGACGATCAATGATGCCTATGATGAATCCATTGCCAAGGCAAACGAGCTGGGTCTGGCAACGGATGCGCTCAATGCGGCACGCGACAAGGACATTGCCTCGGTCCGGGCGCAATATGATGCCCAGGTCCGCAGCCTGCAGCAAAGTGGTCGCGCGCAGGCCGAACAGTTTTTCGGCGCCCAGCTTGATCCGCTTCTCGCCTATCGCGACCAGCTGACCTATGGCGCGGATTCCGTGCTGGCGCCGCAGGCACAATATGCGCAGGCGCAGGACGCCTTTCGCGGGCTGGACCTTTCGACGGCCAATGCCAGTGATATTGTCGCTGCCGGTCAAACCTATCTGCAGCAGGCGCGCAGCTATGGCGCCAGTGGCGATATCTATCAGAGCGCCTTCCGCGAGGTGAATGGCGTTCTCAGCGGCCGCATCGAGACGCTGGAACAATCGCAGTCACAGGTCTATGCCGATCTTGGCGTCAGCATGGCGACATCGATTGCCGATCAGACGGCTGCCTTGCAGGACAGTCTGGCGGAAATCAAGGACGCCATCGACAAGCTCAACAAGACGATCAAGGCGGCGGCATGATCCCGGGCCTGACACCGGTTGCAACAATACCTGTTGGCAGCCAGCCGCTTGCGTTCGTCACTTCGGTGACGTCACGTTTCGCGCAGCTTTTTAACGAGATCGATCCGGAGATCATCTTTCTGGTCGAGATTTCACCTTATGACGGCTCGCTGCAACAACAGCTTCCGGGGTTGCCCGCGCCTGTTGCCACCCTGCCGCATAATGGCGGGTCGGGCTTTGCCGTGCGGGGCGGCGAACGGGTTCTGCGCGTCTCGAATGCTACGGAACCTTTCATTACCCGGCCCGATGATACCTCGCTTGCCTCAACACCCTATCCGAGCCGGTTAAGCCGCAGTTTCAGCCTTTCCGCCGTGCTGTTTTCCGGCCTCATTCCGGGAGAGACGCCCCGGTTTGCCGGCTCCGAAATCCAGATCATCAATGAGGGCGGCGAATTCGATCAATGGACGCGCTACAGCTTTGATGGGCGTGATCTGACCATCAAGGCCGGGTTACGGGATTTTGCCTGGTCTGATTTTGGCCCTGTGGCCGCCCTGACCCTGCGCGGCGCAACATTTGAAGAGGCTGCAATTACGCTCTCGCCGCGCGACCAGTCGGATATTTTCCGCCGTGTGATCCAGCAGAATCTTTATGGCGGCATGGGCGGTGCGGATGGCGATGCCTCGCTGAAGGGTCGCGCCAAACCCTTGGGCTTTGGCGCTGTCTCGAATGCGCCGCTGCTGTTCACTGATCAGGCCCGGCTGATCGGGCAGTTGCATGATGGGTCCATTCAATCGGTTCTGGCGGTGCGCGATCAGGGTGTGGCCCTGACACCGGGCGCCGATCACGCCGATTATGCGACGCTGGAAGCGGCCATTCCTGCGCCCGGCAGCTATGACACCTGTCTCGCACTCGGATTTGTCAAACTCGGCTCCATCCCCTCCGACAATGGCGAGGTGACGGCAGATTTTGAGGGCGACAATGACGGCGGCTATGTGTCAACGATCGGGTCTATCCTGCGCCGCATCGTGACGACGCGTCTTGGCAACCAGAACCTCGCTGATCCGGCTGGCCTTGATGCCGTTGCCTTTGCCGAACTTGAAAGCAGTTTTCCGGCGACCGCGCAATTTTATGCCGCCGATGCGGTCAATGCCGAGGATGTGCTGAACGCGCTGATGCGCTCGGCCTATGGCTACTGGTTTTTCACGCGCGCCGGGCAATTGTCTGTCGGCCTTTTTACGCGCGTCGAGGCTGTGGACTATACGGTGAGTGATGCCGAGCTGGTGGGGGGCACGCTGCGCCAGCTTGAAGTGACGCCGCCTGCCTGGCGTGTGCAGGTTGGCTGGGGGCGCGTCTGGACGGTGCAGACCGATACCGCGCTGGCGGGCAGTGTCAGCGCCGATCAGCGCCAGCTTTACGGCAATGAATATCGCCATGCGGTGGATTTCAATTCGACAGTGAGGGGGCGGCATCGTTTTTCCCAGCCGCTCGACTGGCCAACATTGCTGGTCAATGAAGCTGATGCCATCGCGCTGGCGGCCCGCATCATTGACATGGCGGCACCTGATCAGCGGCGTTTTGCCTTGCGCGTGCTGCGCTCGCAATTGCGCCTGTGGCTGGCGAGCCGCGTCGGCATCAATGCCGGATTTCTCAAGGCCTTTGGCGGGGCCCTCGGGCATGTTGTGGCCATCAACGAAGATTACGACGCCGGTTATACCGAGCTGGAGATTGTTGCCTGATGGCAAAGCCGTTCATTGCCCATGCCCGCTTGTCTGATGCAGCCGCGCTGACGGCATCATCGGAATCGGCGGCCCTGCCGGTCACGAATCTGCAAGCGCGCCAGCCCGGTGATGTCTGGCGTCCGGAAGGTCTGACGCCCTATGTGGTTATCGACCTCGGCGCGGCTTTTGCAGCGTCGCCGCAGGTGATCACGGTTGTCGCGCTGATGGCGCTGAATATCAGCGCCGCCGCAAGCTGGCGCATAAGGGCGGCAACCAGTGAAGCCGGTCTGACGGGCAGTCCGGCCTATGACAGCGGCACAGGCCAGATGCGCCAGCCTGGCAGCAATGATGATTGGCCGCTGCATATTGCGCTGAAATGGCTCGATCCGTCGCTGGCGTTGACCTGTCGCTGGTGGCGGATCGATGTCGATGACAGCGGCAATGGCGATGGCTATCTCGATTTTGGGCGGCTCTATGTGGCCGCGACAAATCAATTGTCGCTGAAACATGCCAAGGGCGCGACGATCGGCTATGGCGACCTGAGCCGCAAGCAAAGGTCTGCCGGCGGGCAGCGCTTTTCAACGCGCCGCCCGCCTGAGCGCGTCATCAGCTTTTCAATCGATTATGGCAGCGAGAGCGAGATGCTGGGCGATCAGCTGGATCTGGACCTGGAACGCGGCATTGCGCGCGATGTGCTTTGCTGTCTCGACCATGAAATCACAACCTATCTGGCTCAGCGCACGATCTATGGCGAGTTTCAGAGCCTGTCGCCCGTCTCGCTGCCGGTCTTTGCACGTTATGCCAAGCGTTTTATCATTGAGGAGTTGCGCCCATGAGTGTCCAGGGATTGCTGGTCAATGCCGCCAAGGAAACATCGACGACGCAAGGCACCGGCACCTATAATCTGGCGGGCGCATCGGCGGGGTTTGATGCGCTGCGAAACGGGATTGCCAATGGCGCGCAGGTCGCCTATGTCGCCGAGCGCATCGAATATACCAATGGCGAGATCACGGCCCATTATCGCGAATGCGGCCTTGGCACCTTGACGCATGGTTCGCCCGACACGCTCGCCCGCACGACGATTTATTATTCGACCAATGGCAATGCCGCCATCGACTGGGGGCCTGGCACGACGGATATTTACTGTGCGCCGCCCGCCGAGCTCATGGTACTGCTGACATCAGCGCTGGCGGCCGGCAAAGCGGGCCTGCCGTTGATCGTCAATTCCAATTCCAATGCGTTCGCGCTTGGCAATCCCTTGCCGGGCCTGACGGCCTCTTCGACATTGACGATTGCGAGCGGCAGTGTGACGCCGTCCCGGGCCTGGCATCTGATCGACACCGAGGCGGCGGCGGCGAGCGATGATCTGACCAACATTGTGACCACGAATATAGGCGATGGCGGATTGCTGCTGCTGACGGCGGCCAATACGGCGCATGATGTGGTGTTGAAGCATAATGCCGGCGGGGCGGGACAGATTTATCTGGCGACCGCCACGGACCTGACGCTGAGCGACAATCTGATGTCGGTGATGCTGCAACGGCGCGGCAGTTACTGGTATGAATTGTCGCGTTCCAGCATCACGTCTTTGCCGAGTTTGACAGTTACGGGGGCTGTCGCCATGGGTGGCGCTGTCAGTAAAACCGGTGTCATCTCGCCGAGCTCGATCTCGACGACGCAGAACAATTATAACCCTGCCGGTCTCTCAAGCGCCTCGATCATCCGGCAGGCGTCATCGGCAAATGTCACGATCACCGGTTTGGCGGCGCAGGCAGATGGCCGGGAAATCGAATATCGCAACATTTCGGCTTATAATCACACGCTGTCGGATGAAAGCGCCTCTTCGACGGCGGCAAACCGCTTTGACCTGCCTTATGATCTGATCCTGTTGCCGGGGGAATCTGTCACCCTGAAATATGACGGCACGCTGTCGCGCTGGCGGCTGGCGCATCAGGCGCAGTATCAAATGGCGACGGCGGCAGAAGCCCGCGCCAAATCGTCAACCACAAAAACAATGTCGCCGAGCAATGAATCCGATCTTGATTTTGAAAGCTCGGAAATCTCGATCACGCTGAGTTCAAGCGGGACCATCGCGCATGGAAAGGGCGTCAAACTTTCAACCGTACAAGCCTATCTCAGATGTAAAACGTCTGAGGGTGGATGGTCAGTCGATGAAGACGTGCCTGCAAACTTCTTTGCGACTGCAACGCCCCAATCATCCGGTGTCATTGGCAGCAGCGTTGACGCCACAAACACCCGTTATGTTGTCGGCGGCGCGCCCATCTATTTAATGAACGTATCGACGGGTGCATATCTCGCAATCACTCCGGCCAAATGGTGCATTGTTTTGAAAGGCAGGTGCTAATCATGGGTCATTATGTAAATCAGTCTGGCGTTTATCTCGGTGAATATGAAGACGGCAGCGCGCCTGATGGTGCAGTGCTGGTTCACCATGCGCCAGTAGATGCAACAGACCAGTACTGGGCCAACAACCAATGGACATGGCGTGTGCATTACTACCGTGATGCTGATGGCAATTTTATCGGGGCCTGTGCCGGGCCTGAGAAGCCAGCGGGTGCCATCGAGGTTGATGAGCCGCCAGCCTACGGAACGCAGAAGTGGGTTGATGGCGCATGGTCTGAGCCTGTGACGGAGTAGGCCGATGTTTTGTACCCTGAATAAATTCACTTATGGCGCCATCACGCCTGGCAACTGGAAGTTGGTTTTGAGGGCGCGGCCATGAGGGCGCGCGAGTCATTCGGCTGCCGCTGGCATCGTCGCCTGTTTCACAAGCGCGAGGTGGAACTGCTGCACCATCTGCCCTGGCGCGCCTGGGGCGCGATGCTGGCGATCTATCTGATTTATCTGGCGGTGGCGCTGGCGACGGGAGGGGGCCGATGAATGGCTTGCAGAATCTTTTTGACATGATCGGCAATCTGGCGGCGGCGGCGTTTTCATCGGCCATGTTCGCGGTTTTTGCCGGCGTTCTGGCCAAGCACTCGATGGAGGTGCAGGCGGGGCGCTATCCCTTTCTCGGGACCGTGCTCTACGCCAAATTGCCGGTCGGGTTTTTCCTCTATTACGTCGCCATCGGCATCAGCAGCTATTCCGGATTCTCTCTCGACACGCGCAATGCCGTGGCGGCGCTAATCGGCATGGCGGGGCCTGAGCTGGTGCTGGCGCTGGCGCTGCGTTTTGCCAAGGCACGCGGCATGATTGACGAGGTGCCGGGGGCGGCAAAAGGCGATCAGGGCAATGGGGGTGGGGCATGAAGCTGTCACCCCACTTCACATTAGAGGAAGCTATTGCGAGCGCCACGGCGCGGCGAATGCATCTCGACAATATGCCGCCGCCGACCATTCTGCCGCGCCTTGAATTTGTGGCCCAGACCATTCTTGAGCCGGTCCGCGCGCAATTTGGCCGCCCGATCATTTATGATGGCAGTTTGAGCTGGTATCGCTCAGCGGCCGTCAATGCGGCCTGTGGCGGCGTCGCTCACTCGCAGCATGTCAAAGGCGAGGCGGTTGACATTGAAATTGCCGGGATCAGCAATATTGATATCGCCCACTACGTTGCCGTCAACGTGTCCTTCGACCAGCTTATTCTGGAAAACTGGGATGGTGTAAATCCATCAAGCGGCTGGGTGCATGTCTCGGCGGTGGCGGATCGATACCAGCGCCGTCAAATCCTGACCTATTCACACGGGCAGATAACAGCGGGATTGCCGAGATGATTGAAGTTGTATGGCTTGCCGTTAAAACCTTCGCCGTGCCCATTTTTGGTTGGCTGGGGCGCGTTTTGAGTGACTGGCGGGTTATTGCACCGCTGATTGTTGCTGCGCTTCTCTGGGCCTCCTATGGCGCGGGAAAGCATGTTGGCCGCATCGAGACAGAAGCCGCGCAGAAAAACAAGGTCATCGCGGCGCAGGGTGACCGCCTGATGGCGCATGAGGCGGGCTTCGCGCGGCTGGAACAGAGCCTGCGGGCCTTCACCCGGGCAGCGGCGCGGCGCCAGATTGAAGAGGCGGCAGCTGCCGGTCGGCTCGATGATTATCTCAAAAGGATTGAATCAGATGCGAAACATGCTGGCTGTGTGCTTGATGCTGATGACGCCCGGCTGCTCGGGTCTCTCGACCGGGCTGCCGCGCGAAAGCCCGGCGACGCAGCGCCTGCTCGCCTGCCCGGTCATTGACCCGGCACTGCTGGCCCCCGCCGCGCCGCTGCCAGCGCCACAGGCAGGCGATAATGCCTTTGCGCTGGCCGGTCGTTATCGCGCTGCCTATGACGCGCTGGCGAGCCGCTATGATGAGCTGGCGGGGCAGGCGCGGGCCCAGCCTGATAACTGAATGATATCCGGCGGGTGAGCAGCCCGCCCTGGCAGGCAGCCTCCTCCCGCTGACCTGCTGTGACTGCCCCGGCCTCGAAAGAGTGCCGGGGCTTTTTTGTGTCCCTTTTTTCCACCTCAAATGAGGCGGAAAAAATGAACATGGAACCCGGCGCGCATCGAGGCGATTGCGGGTAGCCAGATGTCGGCATAAGCCATTGAAACATATAGGCGCGGCTCATGCCGTCGCTGCTGTCTAACCCATTGAAATAACGAGAGAATGCCCTTCTTTTCATTCTGGAAAGAGGGGTTCGACTCCCCTAGGGCGTACCAGAAATCTTACATAAAAATCATTGGCTTAGTCGCTGTCGGGCGGTGGCTCTGAAAAGGTTAGACACTCTGTCGCGGTGAGGTTAGACACATTCGCGTTCTGTTCCTGTTCGCGCATCATGATTTTTTGCGGTGGCGGTCGGATTGTTCCAGCATCGTCATGGCCGATCTGGCCAGCCGCTTCTGGTCCGCCCGGCGGGTATAATTTTCGACCATGGCCATGCTGCGATGGCCGGTGACGGCGCGGATCATTTCGGTGGAACAGCCCGCCTCGGCGAGATCGGTGGCTGCCGAATGGCGCAGGCCATGCAACACGCAATCCTCCGGCAGGCCCGCTGCGGCGATGGCTTGCGCGACCCATGCCCCAAAATAGACCGCATTGAAGGGCTTGCCGTCCACATTGGTCAAAAAGGTGAGATGCTGGCAATCAGCGGCGGGCATGGCCTCAATGGCGGCACGCAAGGCGCGATGCAGCGGAATCCAGAGCTGGGTGCCGGTCTTTTGCTGGCGCATGGCAATGCCGCCCTCGGCGAGTTGGCCGCGTGTCATGGCGACAAGATCGCTGCGGCGCTGGCCTGTGTAGCGCGCCAGCGCATAGGCAAGGCGCTGCTTGCTGCCGAGCGGCCAGCGCGCTTCAAAGGCGCGCTTTTCGTCATCCGTCCACGGACGATAGGAACCGCTCGCGAATTTGGAAATGCCGACGCAGACATTGATGGTCAGCGCCTCATCCCAGTCGGTTTCAACCGCCCAGCCCAAGAGCAGCGACAAGATTCCGAGATATGTATTGGCGGCGGCCGGTGTTGCGGCGCGGGCATCGCGGCGCTTGCGCACATCCTTGCGGCGCATGTCGCGCGGGCGGCGATGACCATCCTCCGCTTCGATGACGCGCAGGACGCGGGCATATTCCGCGCGTGTTGTTTTGGCCTTGGCGGCAAACTCGGGCGAAGCCTTATAGGCGCGGATCAGCGCGGCGAAACTGTCGTCCGCCACCCGCGCCACGGGCTGCGGCTTGTCCGGCGAGGCCATGGCGGCATGAGCGGCGGCATAGTCAGCATGGAAATCAGCCGACCCCAGCGGCCCGCGCAGTGCCACACGCTTGCCCTGGCGGCGGTAATAGATGCGCTGCCGCCCGTGGCGGTCAACATAAACCTGAAGGAAGGGCAGCGATGTCGGGCGCATCGGATCAATCATCAAAGCTGTTGCGGGCCTGCGACCCTGACTCCGATTGGCCCCAGTCGTCAAATGCGAGGTCGAGCGCCTCGCGATCCCAGACGACAATGCCGCCGTCGCGCTTGGGCGGTGGCATCTTGCCGTCGTCCACCAGCTCGCGGAACTTGCTGACCGAGACGCCGATATAGGCGGCGGCATCGCGGTCGCGCAGTCCGCGCGGCACCCAGTGGCGCGGCTTGAGGCGCTGCGATTTTTCCGATCCATGCGTCGGGCCCGATCCATGCAGGCGATGGATGTTGGTCATGGCATCACCTTTCTGCTTGTCCGCCGATGCGCGGCCTGAGCCCGGCGCAGAAGCGGGGGATTGCTTGATGCGGCCCATAGGATGACATCGGCCAATTGCCAGCGCGGCTGGCCTGTGGGGCGCAGCGGCGCGGGGAAAGCGTGGTCTGCCACCAGCGCCTTGCGATGGCGATCAAACCAGTCGAGCGAGACGCCGAGAACACCGGCGACATGATGGCGCCGCCCGATGGCGGCGAGGCCCGTCACATCGCCGGATGAAGTTGAAGGCGTGGATGGCCCTCTCCCTTTTACAGCCCGCGAACCGGGCCATGACGGGTTGGGAATGGCGGCTCCCTCCGGACGATGTTCGTCCGGTCGCCGCTTGTGAAACTCGGGCGTTTGTTTCACGGGTGACAAAAACTCGGGCGGTGAAAAAGAGGCGCGGCCCGCCAATGGAATATCAGGCCGCGCCTCAGGTGGTGCCGCGCGGAGATCAGTCGCGGCAGGAAAAAGCTGGTCGAGCCTTGCCAGCATGGCGTCGAAACTTTCGCGCGGGGCCTTGCGCCGGGCAATGCGGCGCAGCTCGGCGCGGATGGCAGCGCCGACAAGCGTCATGACATGCTCGACACGGGCCGGGGTCATGGCTGGCACATATCCATGATGCTGAGCAGCACCCATGTGATCGCCGCGCCCCAGACAAAGCCGACCGCAAAGATGGTCATGGCAATCTGATAAGTCGCGCGCGCGGCGGCGTCGGGGTCTGGAAATTCATTCATCCTTCAGTTCCGATCTGCAGCTTGCAAAGGGCCATTGGCGCTCCATGCGCCAGCCAAAGGCTTCATAGGTGGCGCGATGCGCGCCGCCTGCAAGGGCGTGGCCTCGGCCTGTTGACTGGACAACACCAAGCCCATGCCCAAGCCCATGCCCACGGCCATCAGCGCCAGCCCCAGGGCGCGACGACCGGCCATGACAAAGCGGGCGTAATAATGATCGACACAATCGATCGGGGTTTTGCCCATGTCGATTTGTGGCAGGGTGACGGGCGCCAGACGGGGCCCGAAATTCTTTTTCATGCCACTGACGGGTTGCGGCTTGGCTGTGTGATGCGTGACCAGATTGTGGCTCGGGGTGCGGCTCTTCTTGCTCTGGCTCATGGCAGGGCGACCCAGAGGAACAGCAAAGCGGCGGCGACTTCGAGAATGATGAGGCCCTTGACCACCGGCTTGACCCGTTCTGTCAGTGTGCTGAGCAATGAGGCGGGCGGCTCGAAACGCGCCATGCGGACGGGATCGACCGGGGCGGGGGCATAGGCTTTTGTCATGCCGGCTGTGGCCGCATCGGCTGGCGGCGCAGGCCGGGCCACCACGGGCCATGGGATGATGCGGGCGCTCATGCCGACACCTGAGCGGGCTTGTCGCCAGACGGGGTGGCCTGCATGGCGGCATCCAGCCTGTCGAGCTGCATCAACGCGCCCCGCGCTTCGTCAATGAGCTTGTCAAGGCTGGCCCGCTGCGCGGCGCGGCTGCCATGGCGGGCAGCGTCATGCACGACACAGGCGCGCGAGAAGATGCGCACCGCGCGGTCGCTGAGCGTCATGTTGGGATAATCGGGTGTTTTCGGCAGGTCAGGCATGGTCTAGGCTCCCGTGGTTGCGCGGCGAGGAAAAACGAAAATGGCTGTGATGTGTTGGCTGCGGGGCGTTGCGGCGCTGGGTCTGATGTCGCTGGGTCTGATGTCGCTGGGTATGGTCCTGCTGCCTTGCGCCGCCCTGGGCGGGACAGTGCTGCCTGACAAGGTGACGGCGCGTGTTGTCTCGGTGACGGATGGCGACACATTTCGCGCCGTGGTGCTGGTCTGGCCAGACATTCAGGTTTCTGTTGCGGTTCGCATCAGCGGCATTGACGCTGCCGAAATGCGCGGCAAATGCCGTCGCGAAAAGCACCAGGCGGTCGCCGCGCGCGCTGCCCTGCAGGCGCTGTTGCCGGTTGCCTCGATTGTCAGCCTGCGCGCGATCAGGGCCGACAAATATCAGGGCCGCATCAATGCCGAGGTGATGCTGGCCGATGGCCGCGACATCGCCGCCACCCTGCTGCAAGATGGATTTGCGCGCCCCTATGCCGGGGGCCGCCGACAGGGCTGGTGCCCGTAACAGGCGAGGAAAGAAAGCCTGCGCACGCTTGTGCGCTATCACGGGTCCTATCGTTGAGGGGCGGCGCATCAGCCCCTGTCCCTTTCGGCCCGCCTGTCGGCGCTGCGCTTGGCGCGCTCGCTTTCCGCCAGCACCGTCTCTGCCAGATAGAGATTGGCGTAGCGGGTAATATGGGCGGCGATCATCAGCGCGTCACAGACGGGCAGGTGGATGTGGATCGTGTCGGCGGGCGCGTCCATCTTGTCGAAAATCAGGCACATCGTGCCGGTGGCTCTGTCAACGGCAGTGACGCCGCCCCAGCGGCGGTGATGGAACACGGCCTGACAAGCGGCCCCTGTCTTTATGTCAGTATTTGACCCGGCGCTGGCCCTTGTCCGATCGAAGCGGGCAAGGGCTTTGCTGAGGCGCTGATAGAGAGGGGCGAGCGGGGTGGCGAGATCGGCAAGCTGATGCGTTCCCTTGCGGGCGGCATCATGGGCATTGAGCGCATGGGGACGAGGCGTGAAACCACCTGCAAAAGGCGGCAGGTCATCAGGGTGATCATTGCGCATGGTTTTGTCGGGCCTCACAAAAAAGGTGAAATCAAGGATTTGCAGAGAGAGAGGGCGCGCGTCATCATCACGCGTGAGGCGCGGACCGATGTGGCAAGCGCAAGACGCCTGCGGGCGGAAAAACGGGGAAAAAGATGAACGCGCCGATGGACCGAGAGACGAAGTTGCGTGGTATTGCGCTGCTGGTCGCCTTTGCCGTGGCAGGAGCCGGAACATGGGGCTACATGCTGTGGCGCGAACAGGCGACCGCCAAGCGGCTTTGCGAATATGCCGCCATGATGGCAACGGGGGCGAGCTATGCCGGTTTTGATGCCACCAGCGGCATCATGGAGGTTGGTGGTCGCCATATCATGGCCAAGGTCAGCTACACTGCACTGGATGCCCGCGATCGACCGGGCAGGGGCATTGCCACCTGTGATTTCCTGCGCGACGGCTTGCAGGACGATCCGAACCTGTTTGATTTCAACCTGCTTGGCGCGCGCCTTGATCCGGTTGAAATCGAATATCTGCGCATGATGGTGCGCACCCATGGCAGTCATCGCTGATCCGGCCTGCCGGGCAACAGGGACAAGGTTGTGACGGCGCGGCGAATGGACTCGCCGCGCCGCCTTCGCCAGCATGGGGTGTTTCAACCCAAACCCATGAGGCGATTCGATGAGCGATGACGCGGATACAAATGCCCGGCTGGTGGTCCTTGAATGGGCTGTGCGGCAATTGATGATTGATCGGTGCCTGGGGGATGCTGACCCGGACGGGACGCTGCAAAAGCTGCTCACCCGCATCCATGCCATGACCGAGATGTGGTCGAACTTCGCAGTCGACGAAAGGACATCCGAGGCGATGTCGATGAATGCCCTGTCTGTCGCCGGGCAATTTGATGCGTTGATAGATGGCATCAGCGAAGGTCTTGCCGAGATGCGTTCCGCCAGCGATTGAAAGCGTCCATCAATTCGCGATGGGGCACCGTCGCTGCTGTCTTTTTGTCAAAATCTGACCCGGCGAGGGCCCTTGCGCGCGTGAAGCGGGCAAGGGCTTTGCTGA